AATTTTTTTAGACGTGCCTGTTCTTCCTTGTTCTTTTCGAGTCTGTCACCTTTAGCAGCAGCATTCAACCGTTTTTTATCAAGTCTTTCTGCTTTGGCATCCTCTTTACCTGCTTGCAGAACCAAAGTGTTAGCTTTCATAGCATCAGCAATAGCAGAGGCCCGTAAGTCTCTCGCTGCAATGTCATCCCCCTCCATCTTTGCTATCTCAGCAAGTTCGAGATTTATTTTGTTGGATTCTCTTGCTTGTTGTGCCGCAACATCGAATTGGTCGGATAGCTTTCGTAACGACTTTATATTCTCTTCAGAAAGTTTTGCTTGCTCTGCATCGAGTGCTTCTTGTCGCTCTCTATCTTGTCTACTGTCTGCCATGTCTGTCCCATTTTACTTACGTTGTTGTTCTTCGTGTCTTTGTTTCTCCTCCTCTAACCATTGTTCTAGGAGGGTTACATAAATCTGCCTCTCCCACGGCATCATGTTGTCAAGTTCAGTTAACGAATAACTGTAGTTGTGCATCATAAAGAAGTTAGTCTTATAGTGATTTACAAGACTATCATGCGAGAGGTTTAGGAAAAAAAATCTTGTAGTCCTTTCAGTTCGTGTTCATTCTCTTTATCACATTTTCCACAAGTCCACTTGACATCCAATCCTAAAGATGGAATGTGACTCAAGAAGTCTCCGAGTTTATCAAACTGTTGTCTGGTCATCGAGTCAATAAAATCTTTTATTTCTTTTACTGGTAAATCTTTGATGATAATTCGTTCATCTGGGGTCAACACTGCTTCAATGGACTTTGCCAACATAGTGAAACCAAATTCTACGGACTCATCATCACCTTGTTTATAGTTATTAACCACTTCACCATATGCAGGGTATTTCATCTCAACCGAAATGTCTTCTGAGAGTTCAATGAGTGATTGGTTATCGGTCATCTCGACCTTTGCATTCATGACATTAATAGTAACTTCAGTCTTGTGGCCACACTCCTCGTCATTACACGAGATGGAAATGTCTGAAGTCTCACCTACGGATCGTCCACGAATCTGTGTGAACATATACTCAACATCAAATGTTGTCAGTGATTTAACATTTGTGTTACTTTCAACACAAGCATCAATGGTCTTCGCCATCACTTCCATCATCTGTTGTTGATCACCAGTCTCGTTGGCAATCATCATTTGTTTTTCTTCTTTGACCAAATAGGGTCGGTATGTTACTTCTTCCCCAGTTGATGGTACTGTCAGTCTATAGGTGTTGGTTATGTTTAACTTAGGTAATGCCATTATATTTTCTCTCTAATAATAATAATATGTTATAAAAACTTTCTAATCAGTTCGCCTGCGAGACCTTCAATAAATCCAGTATCTTTTGCGTCACCGCCTTTGGACTTCCAGTTCTTGTATGATAGTTGTACCGTCACTTCAAGTAACTGTCCGTCATCACTCAGATCAATTGCAACTAATGAAGTTGGGTATGCTTTATCTAGGACTATTGTATATGTGATATCGTCACCGAATATCAAATTTAAATCTAACTCACCTTGTGCAAGGTCAATCGGCCCTAGTCTGGGTAATCTTGAACGTATCGATGAAGGAATCTTACCAGCATCGTATAGTTTTGTTTTCTTAATGGGGAAAGATGTACCCCTCTTAATGTGTTGAATGATTACTGGATGGGTGTACTCGTTAAAGTATCCCACTTCGTGAGTCTCTTGGTTGACCGCAAGGTTTTGCCAAATCTCAAAGTATCTCCGTATCTTCATATCATTAAGACAATGGAATGTCAGGGTAACGTCTTCGATTGCGTGACCGTATGCTACCTTACTTGTTTCTAAACCAATGGTTCGTTCGGTAGATAGTATTTGTCGGCCGGGCAGTGATGTTGCCTTACACAACAGGTTCATCTCTCGTGCGTCACCTGTTAACGGTGGTAGGAAAATCTTAAACAGATTCCCCATTGCCATGCCACCACCTTTACCAATCTGTGACTTGAATTCATCGATACGTGCTACCATTAACCTTTACCTATCTTTTGTCTTGAATCGTAGAACACCTTCCGAGAGTTTGCCTTACGGAACTGTGCGGTTGGTAAGAATGTTGCAATCTCCCACTCAGGTTGTGGTACTTCCGCAAACTTACTCTTGACGTGTGCATTCAAGTAATGTTTGAAACATGGTTCGTAGTATCGCAACTTCGCAATACTCTGTAATTTCTTATAGTTGATAGCAAACTTTGCATCTTCGTTTTTATTACTAGCAGAAGTCTCCATCAACGCATCCAACATCTTTGCACGAAGGATAGGTGGAAGGTAGTGAAGGTTCAATCCATAAAACCCACCCTTTGCAGGGCCAACAACAATAACCAAGGGAAACAAATCGTAATACGGAAGTGTGTCCTTAGTCTTGGGGTCATAGAAGAACATCTGCATTGTTCCTACAACACCACTCTTTGTACGACTCTTTAGTTGTTCCTCTTTCATCAATGCTTCACGATTGATGGAACGCATATTAGATGCTTTCTTTTGGAACCACTCACGACTTTCCTTAGTACGGGGAGTTACTCCCGCACGGAATGCTTGTAGTTCTAGTCTGTTGAATATATTACTCATAGTTCTATTTATACTTATTTTTTACGTTTCTTACGAAAAGGTTTTAAAGTTTTACCTAAAGGTTTCAACGGTTTGGTTGACTTAGGAATGATACTCTTCAGAGGTTCGTTCTTCTCCGTCCATATAACAAACTTCCATCCACGTTCCTCTGCGTACTCCCTTGCGGCATCCCACTTATTTATATTCTTAACATAGGTAAAACTCTCGGTTAGATATCGTCTGGTGTTCTTACTACCAGTCGGTATCCTAGTCTCCTTGTCTGGTTTGATCTCTACCAAGAAAGTCCTACCACTGGCCATCACCAACTTCATGTCCATAAAATATCTATGATAACGCTTGTCAACCTCATATAAGTATGGTATAATGACTTCTTCGGATGACCACTTTACTACGTCAGGGTTACCATCTGCCCACTTGAATGCGTGTTTCTCCCACCCAGACCTATAGGTGACCTTTGTATGATCTCCCTCGTACTTCGATGGATTCTTTACGGTGTATATACCAGAATGTGTTTTAAATGCCATAAAAACCTTATAAATAAAGATAAATGATTTACAACCTATTTATAGAGAAAATAAAATGCCTGATAACATATACGATGCCAAAGTCGGAGACAAGTTAACTCCAGAACAAATCAACCAAGCAGCTAAAGGTGAGACTCAGGGCACTGCAACAGAACCCGAAGGTGTGATAGAGAACAAGAACAAAAAGAACTTGGAATATCCGTTAAACAATCCAGATGATTATAAAGGTAGAATCGTCTTTAATGTCATGAAAGACGCAGAGACTGACCTAGGTAATGTCGTGGGTGCTGTTACAAATTTTATTAAAAAGACTGTAACCCCTGATGATGAACCAGATGGTAGTGCTATTGAAGAGACAACTGGTGCAAATCCTGAAGACAAGGCAACAGGTGTCAATGACTTTAAAAATGGTAGTAGTGCGGTGCAAACTGTTACAAACACCAAACCACTCGAAAAACTTGATAGACAAGTATCTTTGTATCTACCTGTTGGTCTACAGTACCGTGATAACGTTGCATATGAGAATATGGACATCGGTGGTATGGGTGCGGGTGTTGAGTCGGGATTGAAAACTGGTTCTGGTGCTGTAAATGCTTTAATTGACGGTGGACTGAAAACTCTTACTGCGGGACTTTCCGGTTCTGCTAATAAGAATGTCGCAAAGATTGCTACTGTCAAACTTGCGTCCGCATTACCAGATGAGATTGCGGGTGCATTTAAGTCTGCGGCCGGTGTGACATCAAATCCTAACACACGTGTATTGTTCAAGTCGGTTGGATTACGAGAGTTTGCATTTGCGTTTAAGTTCATTGCGACTTCTCCGAAGGAAGCAACGGAGATCAAGGAAATCATCAAACTCTTCCGAACAGAACTGTACCCCGAAAACATTAACCTACCCGTTGCGGGTAGTAATATATCTATTGGTTATCGTTTCCCTAATAAGTTTCAAATTGAGGTTGAGTATAATGGAGAAGAGATTGCGACTAAAATCAAACCATGTTACCTCCGTGACGTGGGTGTGACTTATAACAACACTGCGATGGCAATGCATAGTGACGGTAACTTCTCTGAGGTAGAGATGACTCTATCATTCCAAGAGACAAGAACACTCAACAGGAAAGACGTTGAAGAGGACGGATTCTAATGACAACTAAATACTTCTCTAATTTTAATATCATCTCTTACAGATTTGGTGACAACGAGAAACCAGTACTGTTTGACAATCTTAGTCAATATGTTGATGTCATAGATGGACTCAAGGATAACCTTAGTTTCTATAACCAACACACAATTATTTCTGGTGAACGTCCTGATACTTTATCCTATAAGTTGTATGGGACTACGGATTACTACTGGACGTTCTTTTTGATGAACGACCATTTGCGTGTATCGGGTTGGCCTATAGCTGCTCACACCATTCTGGATATTGCGAAAGAAAAGTATCCACACCGAACTGTTACCACAAATGATGTTGTCGCTGCAAACTTTCCGGTAGGAACGGTGGTAACCGGACT